CCCCCCCCTGCTCAGTGCGCCGTAGGGCGCGCAGCCCCGGAGGCTGCACAGTTTCAAAACAAAACTGTTTTTACTTTTTTTCCCAGGGTTTTGTCCAGGTGTTTGTTCACACGTCTTGCTCGTCCCTGTGCTGCGAGATAGGCCGCGTATCCCCGACAACAAGCGATAACGTCCTTTGTAGCCATCTCGGGGTAGTTCGCGAAGTAACTGGGCAGATCGGGCAGGTCTTCATCACACATAAGGTCCATGGTCGTAATCCGTGGTCTTTTTCCGCTAAGAGTTCGCATTGGCGCTTGCGTGAAAGGTGGTGCCTCTTCAATTGGGTGTCCGGGGATCGGCTTTGGCTCTTCATCATCATTTCCGAGACTGCTGCCGAGGCTCGGTCCATCAATTTCTTCTTCATCATATGCATCGCATACACAAGGATAAGCATTGCAAAACTCACACCCAAAAGGTTGAGAACCCATAAGATCGTCATATTTGCCACTCATGCGCGCCAAAAATTCTACCCAAAAATTTTATCAAAAAAATTTGGGGGGAAATTTTCGGCCAAATTTTTGGACGGAAATTTTTTGAAAAATTAATTTATGGTGAAAATTTTTCCCAAATTTTTCAGAAGTGACCGCCATTATTACCGGTCACTTCTGAGCATCACTTCTGATCAAATTATGCGGGGGCGGAATTTCGTCTTCACTATCAACTATGGTCTTATGGAAGATGGAATTACGCCGTTTCCGGTTACGGATTTGCTCCCTGAGGAGTTTCCTTCCTGGCTCAAATATTGCACCTGGCAACTCGAGTGTGGGGAAGAGGAAGGCACGATGCACCACCAAGGCTATCTCGAGGTCCAGGGCCAAAAGTCTTTTGCGCAGCTCCATGAAATCCCGGGGTTCGAACGCGCCAGATTTGCCGTTCGTGGTGGCACGCAAGCTCAAGCTGTTGAGTACGCACAAAAAGAGGATACTCGTATCGAAGGTCCGTGGGTGTTTGGCGCCCTTAAGGAACAAGGCCGTCGTTCAGATCTTGAGGAGATCCGACGAGAGATCCTTGACGGTGCTTCTCTACGGGTCGTTCAAGAGAATCATTTTGCTTCTTTTGTGAGATATGGCCGGGCGTTTAAGGAATACAAACGCCAGTGTACCAGGCCCCGTACTTTCAAGACCATTGTCATTCTGATTGTAGGCCCCAGCGGGGTCGGGAAATCTCGGTACGCTACCGAACTTTCTCGGTACCTCGGGACAGTTTACAAACTCCCGAAGCCGAAAGGCTCTGGTACCTATTGGGATGATTATGACGGCCATGACGTCACCTTCATAGACGAATTCGATGGCAATTTAATGCGCCCGACTGACTTTAACGAGCTCGCCGATCGTTATGAGTATGTCGTGCCCGTACACGGAGGGGCAGGGCATCAATTCGTCTCTCGTTATTTGATTATCTGTTCTAACTATCTTCCCAAATTTTGGTGGCGTAAGCGCTCTGATGTCCAGCTCAAGCAGACCTTGCGTCGTATTGATGTCTTCGTACCCCTCTTGCTCCCGGTCCCTGTTCGTACCGCCTTTGATGTCCTTATGGCTTCTCGGGAACCTCGGGAATCCCGAGATTCCCGAACTTTCCCGAGCTCCCGAAGTAAAAATTACATTGAAATCTAAAACTTTTTCAAGTGATAAGGTGCTCTTTTCCATGTCTAAACGTGATAAACGTCCCCCCCGTCAGTTTAAGCCCACCGGCAGAAAGCGTATGCGCGATGCCAAGGTGGCTTCTCGCGCTTTGGCCAATAAGCGCCAGATTTATTCTGCTATGGCTCCCCGCGTCGGCAGTATGTCCCGTCGGCGTGCTCTTGCCATTGTTAATACCCGTACGGCTGGCTTCTTGGGTTTGGAGAAGAAGTTCTTCGACACCGCCCTTGAGGCCACCGCTATCGGGTCTTCTGCCACTTGTGCTTCTGGTGAGGTTGACCCCACTCTTCCCGCTGTTGCTGGCACTATGATTTCCACTCCTGCTCAAGGCGATGGTCCCTCCGATCGCGACGGCAAACGTATTGTTGTTAAGTCCGTTCAGCTCAAGGGTGTGTGCAAGCTTCCACCTGTGGAAGCCGCTGCCGATCCTCCTCAGCCTGTCACTATGTTTGTCGCTCTGGTTTTGGACACCCAGTCCAATGGTGCTACTTTGAATTCCGAGGATGTTTTTCTTAACACTACGGCCCAGGCTGCCAATTGTGTTGTCCCTAATCGGAATCTTTTGTACGGATCCCGTTTCAAGGTTCTCAAGTCTCAAGTATTTGACTTGCGTCACAATACTCTTGTTGCCACTGCTGCCAACGCCTTCAGCTGGTCCGGCGGCGAGGAAACGTTCGACTGGTTTCTCCCTCTTGATCTTCCCATCAATTTCAAGGAAGCTACCACTGGTGTCATTTCCAACGTTTCCGACAACTCGCTCCATATGATTGCCTTTGTCTCCAACACTGCTCCTGGTGCTACCCTCTCCTACAACGCCCGTATTCGCTTCATGGGATAAATTGGGCGTTTTTTTTCTCGGTAAAGTTCGGGAGTCCCGAACTCCCGCACTTTTTTTTTTCGGGTGAGGGGTTCTTTATGAAGCGCGTCCGTGGTGAATTAGCTGTTGCTCGTTTCCTCGGCGTGGAGAATAAGTTTTATGATACCGCGCTCTCTTTAACCAATATTCCTGCTCCATCCGACTGTTCCGGGGGCGAGATGGATCCTTCCACTACCTCTATGATCAGTACTCCTCCCCAGGGTGACACCCGCTCCTCTCGCGATGGTAATCGCATTGTCATCAAATCCGTCCTTGTCCGTGGCATTGTCGAGATTGCCAACATCGAGAACAGTCTTGTTCCCAAGGCCCCTTGTCTTGTTTATGCTGCTCTTGTTCTCGACACTCAGTCCAATGGCGTTCAGATGAATAGCGAGGATTGTTTCACCAATCCTTCTGCCTCTCCGCTCCTTGCTACTGAGGCTTTGCGTAACATGTCCTTTTCCACCCGCTTTACTATTCTGAGAGAAGAGTGGTTTGATCTTACTCCTTCTGCAGTTTCTGTCGCAGTTACTACTGTCCCCGATCCAGACATTCTTGTCTACAATTGGGCTGGGATTCAGCGGCATTTTGAATGGCTCCTTCCTCTTGAGCTTCCTGTCAATTTTCTTAGCACTGGTGCCACCATTGCCCATGTGGTCGACAACAGTCTTCATGTCATTGCCTTCTGTTCTAATACTGGTTATCTCCCTGCGCTTGCTTATAATGCCCGTATTCGCTTCATGGGATAAACGTGTGATTCTTTCTTTGTCTTTTGTTCGTCTCGGGATACCTCGGGAACCTCGGGACATCTCGGGACAGAAAAGTTCGGGACACTCCCGAACTTTCCCGAGAACCCTATTTCTCGGGAATGTCTCGGGAATCCCCTATTCCCGACCCTCCCGAGCCCATATTTCATTGGGGAGGCCTGCTGCACCTCTTAGGCTACCTATTAGGGTAAGAGGCTTGCCAGTTTCATCAGTAGGGGGAGCCGCCGGAGCGGAGCGGAGGCTGGCGTGCTGCTAAGGGTGTTCGGGTAAGGGTTAGAGATAGTTTGTCCTCAGCGCGGGTGCAGGGGGGCGCCCCCCCCTGCTCAGTGCGCCGTAGGGCGCGCAGCCCCGGAGGCTGCACAGTTTCAAAACAAAACTGTTTTTACTTTTTTTCCCAGGGTTTTGTCCAGGTGTTTGTTCACACGTCTTGCTC